CTAAAAAAGATGAACAAAAACCTATTTTTATAAAAGAAACTATACTTGATTCAAGCCATAGTTCTCTTATTAAAAGAGGTAGAGGAAGACCAAGGAAAATAGCAATAGTTCCTCAAGTTGAGAAATTAGAGTTTAAATCTATTAAAAGATCTCCAGCAACTCTTTTAGTGTCAAATACAAACTATCATGATGATAATGGATGCAGCTATTTTAAAATTTGTAAAGGTGTAAATACAAAAGAAGAAAATAAAACATGCTTTAATCCTTTATATTTTATAGATAAATTGCAAAGAAAATGTAAAGAATTAAAAACCAATATGGAGGAATAAATGGAACAATTAACTATTAAAGAAAAAAAATTTAAAGAGAAAGCTGAATCATTAGGTTATACTGTGCGTACATATTCAGGACGTGGTATGTTTGGTAGATCATGTCCCGCTGTAACCGTAGATAACCCAAATGATTTTATTGCAGAAATAGGAATGAAAGGGTTAAAAATTGATAATATGGGTAGAAGTTATATAGTTTATACGGGATAAATAAAATGAAGAATAAAAAACACGAACCAACAAGAGAAGAAATTCTAAACACTATTGGAGATTGTTTTCAACAAATATATCAATGGTGTAATCCAGCTAATGTTGATTTTTGTGAAAATATGGTTAAGTATCAACATCAGGCAGATGCGTTAATAGAATTACTTGAAGTACATGATACTGGATCATGTTTATCTCATACAGGTAGTCTTTGGAAAAGATTCGTAAAACGATATAATCAGTATAATGATATTACAAACAAAAGGTTTGGTTGTGACATTTCTTCATTTAAGGATTTAAATAAGTTTTTTACATTACAAAAGGTTGACTAAAGGGAGTAATTAATGTGTATAAATAAGATAAAAAATTTGAGTTGTAAATTAGAAAAATTAAAATGCAAAAAATATTAACCAAGACAGGTTTAGTAGTATATGACAAAGATACTCCTAGTACGATACGGTTTAACACGGAAGAAACTGATAAATTATTAAACCAAGCAATTCGTTATGATAAACTCGATTATCATTGTGAAGTTGTACATATGGAGATCTCAGACCAATGTAATATGCAATGCAATTATTGTTATAACAAAAAGGAAAGAAACGAACTAACCACAAACGAATGGCGCACTATTATTAATAGTTTATCTGAATACGGTGTATTTCAGATTACATTAGGTGGCGGTGAGCCATTAATGCGTAATGATTGGTTTAAATTAGCACAACATGCCTTTAATAAAGGGTTAAATATTGGTATGACAACTAATGGAATATTGTTACCAGTAATAGAGCATAAAGAAATCCATTTATTTAAACAAATCAATGTTTCGTATCATGGGGATTTAAACATCTTAGAAAATACCCTATTTTATTTATCTATGCATAAAATAAAATCTGGGATTAATTTTATTATGCGTAAAGAGTATCTTTCAACTTTACCTACAGTGGCAAAAATAGCACAACAATATAATAGTGAATTATTACTCTTAACTTATAAACCATTAATAAACGATAAAGAACAGATTATCGCACCAAAAGATGTTTATAACTATGCTACACAATATGAAAAAGAAGTGAATGTAGCTGTTGATGGGTTAACGTGTTATGGCACAACACAGGATTATTGTTTACAAAAAAGAACATTTTGCGATATAGATAGTATGGGAAATGTCTATCCATGTTCATTTATACGTAAAAGTATTGGTAATGTACTAATAGAATCATTTAAAACAATATGGAAATCTAGAGGGAAACAAGAACAATGCCCATTTTTACAAAACAATTAAAAAGGAGAATAGAATGAGAATTGAATATGGGATAAATCCAAATTGTAGCGAAGCGGTATTTAGATTCTATACCTTAGAACCTAAAAAAATACATACAATATTACAATCAATCGCTAATGAAATTTCCAATGAAACTGATTTTACACCACATAAGAAACAAAAAATACCTCTTTTAAAAAACGCTGATGATTATGACACCAATTATCATAAGGCAACCAATCAAGAATACGATACTCATTATAAAATAATTAGTGTTTTAGCAGCAAAACGTAACAAACAAAACGCGACTAAAAAGGAGATTGCTGAAGCTGAAAAAGCACTAAAGATAGAGTATGAACGTTTTAGAAAATTACAATATCGTAATAGTGTATCATTAAAAGCATGCGCTGGTCTTGGTGATAATGACGCTATTATTACAGTTGAAAAAGAAAATGGATCTTTTCGTTTAAATATAGGTAACAATGATATACAAAATAATAAAACTAATTGGATAGAAAAAGTAAAAGCATTAGATATTAAGATTGAAGAAGCAGAAGTAGGTGAGAATAATTTAAAAGATTATGCACGTGATTGTACATGCGGTGTGGTATTTTTTGAATAATGCAAAAATTAATAATTGGTATTAAAATTGATGATAAGATAAACTATCTTAAAACAATAGAAATCCAAGAAAATATTGACATAATAAATAGGTTAATTAAAGTTATAGATACTTTTATAAAATATAATCTAGAATAGGAGATAAAAAAATGGAAAAATTATCTAAAAAAGTCATTAAAGAGAAAATTGCCTTATTAGAAGAGGCTAGAGAGTTAATAGAAAAAGCGGTTGCTAATATTCGTGAAGCCGTACAAGATACTTCTGAAGATTCTAGAGCAGCTGCATATATTATACCAACATTGGAAATGTGTTGTTATGAAAGTACTAATTGGTTAGGTAAACAAGAATCGAATATCGAAGAATTAATAAACAGTTTAGAAGAAAGCGAGGATGAGGATTAAATGAGCCATTTTTCTGTTTTAGTTATTGGTAGTAATATAGAAAAACAATTAAACCCATACGATGAAAATAAAAAAGTTAAAGCTTATAAACGTGATTGTTATTGTATAAATCTAATCGCAAAAGAAGAAGCTAGGGAAGAAACTGGGAAGTTATATAAAAATATTGATACATTAAGAGAAGAATTTAAAAAAGAACAAGACCAGAGTGACGCTAACTGGAAAAAATTTATATCACAATATGAGGATATATTAGATAGCTGTATAACAAATCACCCTCAATATAATAAACCAGACCCTAATTGTAAAGAATGTCACGGGACTGGTAAAGAAAGTACAACTTATAACCCAAAAAGTAAGTGGGATTGGTACCAAATTGGTGGACGATGGGCGGGTATGTTGAAGTTAAAGAAAAATGCACGCTCTGGGTTAAAGGGGTCTAAATCGTTATTGGATGACCATAATCCTTATTTAACTGGCGTGGTTGATAGTGCTTTGAAAAAAGATATTGATTTTGAGGGAATGCAACATGATATAACATTAAAAAATGACTTAGAAATACAATGGGAAAATTATATGGAAAAGAAAGGATGGTATAGTAAAGAATACATTATTCAAAAATATGGTACAAAAGAAAATTATGTTATTTCTAATATGCGTTTTTATACATTTGCAGTAGTAAAAAAGGGCGAATGGTATGAAGTTGGTACAATGGGTTGGTTCGGTTGTTCAAGTGAAACCATAGATGAAGATAAATTATGGGAGGAAAAATATTTCGAAACTTTTATTCAACCTTTAGCGAATAATGTACGTTTAACCATTATTGATTGTCATATTTAAAAAGGAGAAATAAAATGAACAATAAATTAATTTTAGCAATTATATTATTTACTTTATTAATATGTGGATGTACTGATGAACCAAGAACGAAAAGGGTATTAGAGCAAAGTGGATATACTAATGTAAAAATTACAGGTTATAGATTTTTTGGATGTGGGGAAGATGATGATTGTGCGACAGGATTTATAGCGACAGCACCTAATGGGGACATAGTTTCAGGTGTTGTTTGTAGTGGATTTTATAGTTTTAGCAAGGGTGCAACAATCAGATTAGATTAATCATACGAAAAAATAACAAGGAGAAATAAATATGAAAAACAGTAAGGATAAATGTATTTGTGGTCATACAAGACTATCTCATAAAGATTTTAGTTGGAAACCAGGTTGTAAAGTAGGAAGAACAAGATATGGTTTTAGGAAACCCGCTTGTCTGTGTAATAGATTCCGATTAAAAAAAAGGTATAATCATGAATGTTGTTGGTAATTGGGAATGTAGTATAAATAGAAGGTTTTATTCCGGACTTGGCTATTGTTTATGTGATAACGATAACTGTCCAAAATTACGCAAAAAAAGGATAAAAAAATTATGACAATATTAGAAAGGGTAAAAATATTAGTAGCAGAGCACTCGAAAATAAACATTAAAAAAATTACTCCAAATTCTTCCTTAATAAAAAATTTAAAAATGGATGAGATGGATTGTTTTGAATTACTTCTGAGTATCGAAGTTAATTTTTCTCTTGACATTTCAGACGCAGACTGGGAAAAATTATATACGGTACAAAATATTGCTGATTATATCGAAAATAAAAATAAGGCACACGCTAAAGAAGGATAAGTTTTATCTTGATAAAACTGTAATTTATGATATAATATAAACATAAATAATATGATACATACTGGTGTCTTATGCATGAGATCCAGTATATAGAAAGCTTGACTTTCTCTTGAAACGTCCTCTCTCTACGTACCAAGGGATGACAATGTCAAGCTATTAATAGGGGGTAACTTATTTTACTGTTTTGTTAAGTTACCTCCTATTTTCATTTAAGAAAGGTCAAATGGAACAACTTCTAAATACTAAAAAAATTTGTACAAAATGTGGAATAGAATATGGAATATATAACTTTTTTAAAAATAAACATTCCAAAGGTGGTATTAATTCTATTTGTAAACAATGTCAGAAATTAGCAACAAAATTATGGTATAAACGATTTTCTTTTTCTATGCAAGTAGTATATAAGAAAAAAAGGTATGGTCAAGATTATTGGAAATATAATCGTGGCGATCGTACAGCACAAACACAACGTTATAATAAAAAACATCCAGAAATAAAACAAGCAGGGGAAAATTTACGTGTAGCAATAAGTAAGGGCTATATCACTAAACCATCAACATGTTCTCAATGTGGTAAAACTGGGCGTCTTAATGGTTATCATAATCATTCATATCAAGACGCCCTTAAAGTAATCTGGTTATGTAACGCTTGTATGGTTAAAGAAAATAGAAAATATGACAACAATATTTAGTTTAGGCAATACTAAGTTACCCCCAAGTACTGCTATTTTTAGTCTACCAGTATTTTTAACATGTCCTAATACAACTAAAATGTGCCAAAGATACTGTTACGCAAAAATAGCGGAAGCAAGATTTCCTAACGTAAAAAAACACAGAAACGCGTCTTATCTCTTATCATTAAAAAAATCTTTTAGTAAAATAATTATATCACAAATTAAAAAATTAAAGAAAAAAGTAGTACGCATACATGAATCTGGTGATTTTTATAGTCAAAATTATTTTAATAAATGGGTCACTATTGCAAAAACATTACCAGATGTGCTTTTTTATACCTATACACGTGTAGATACTTTAAATCTCAAAAATAAACCAAGCAATTTAATCGTGCGTTTAAGTTTAGATAATGAATCAATACATCTATTGCAAAAAGCTAACTCATTTGATGGCTTTGCATATGTACTAGAACATGAACCATCTCGGGGGTTTTATCGTTGTCCTGGTTCATGTAAAAAATGTACTTATTGTTTACATAAAGGTAATGTAGAATTTCTAAAACATTAAAGGAGAAACATGCTGACATTAGAGAAACTAAAATTAATTAAACCTGGTAGCGTATTCGCTACTGGTACTTTCATTGACAATGAATTAGGGTTATACATGACTGGTAGTGGTAAAGAATTGCGTTGGATTGCAGTAAAAGGAAATGGATGGGATGATTGGTGTATATATTGTCATTTTGCTACTCATAATATAGGATGGATTAAAGATCATGGTGATAAAGTATGTAGTGTAAGAAATATTAAAATGTGTATGCCTTGTACAGACGAAACCTTTGCTTTATATAGATATTAACTATATTCTAGGAGAGAAATAATGGATATCACTGCGCTTTCGGAGACAGATATAGGCCGTTGGGTGAAATATACAAATTCTTGTAACAGAACTGAAATAGGGCGTATTAAATCATTTAATACTAAATATATTTTTGTTGTTTATAAATGCGATAACCAATGGGATCGTTTTCAAGATTTTACTGGGTGTTCAACGCTACCTTCCGATCTGGAATTTATTACTGAAGAAATAGCAAATCATCTTATTTATAAGGAGGAACAATAATGTTTAAGGAAACAAAAGTACCACTTGTTGTCGGTTATAAGGGAGAAATAGGTAGTTTTATTTTACAAGGTTTATTAAAAAAGATGCCTAAGGCACTAAATATTTTATGTTACGATATTAATGAAACAAGAATAGAACAAATAACGAGAATTAAAAAATCTAACATAATATTTTTATGCGTTCCAATAGAAAAAACAATAGATTGGTTTGATCAAAATATGTTTTTATTAGAAGGAAAGATTATTGTTGAACAATGTTCTTTAAAAAAATTCTTATATGAGTATCTTACTGGTAAGAAATGGTATTTTCAATTATATTCTATGCATTTATTATTCAGACCATCAATTACTCATGATATTAA